TCGTTTCTACTTTAGCGCTATAGACAGGCACTTGTTTGCCGTCAATTGTATCATAGCGTAGAAGAACTGGTTCATCTACAATTTTTGCCATGTTATAGTTTTATAGGCTTAAAACTAGGAAATCAATAGGTTTATAACTTAAAACCTATGTTACCTGATATAGAAATCCTATATTCATCAGACGTATAAAAAGGGTAAACACAATGGTTTAAACTAGCTGGGAACAAAGCTACTTTACCCTCCCAACTGTTATCAACTGCTAAAGCTTCTTGTGATATTTTGCCTGAGGGATCACTGAAAAAAAAGGCAAACATCCCTGCTCTAAAATCTTTTTCTGTCATGTTTGGTAATCTTGCCTTTTCATCTGCCATTTTATAAGGAACTTTATGCCAAATGACAAAGCTATACAGACCATCATGTATGTGCATGGGATTAAACTCATGCTTTTTCTGAAAGTTCACCCAAAGATTAAATAATTCTATCTCACAGGCCTTATAATTTAACATAGAGTGAGCTTTTTTAAAATAGTTTGGGTATTTTTCTTGATGTTTTATTATCAATTGCATTAACATTGGCGATACTGCAGCTTTACCTTTTGGTATCGCAAATTCATGTTTAAGATTACCTGCTAAATCACCATTCAATGGTGATAAGTCTTTTTCTTTTATAACATTATCTAAAATTTGTAATATATCTTTCGGAGTGTCTGCTAAAACATACATTATTGTTGTTGTTTAACCTCTAATACAGACACCTCTATCATTGCTCTTGAGGCCGCATTGGCTTGAACTTTTAGTGCATCGCCTTCTTGATAAACCATACTTGAAGTTATTGTATTAGTATTACTAGCTGCAACATCAACTTGAAATATTTGAAAATCTGAGCTGCCGTCATTATGATCTATGTTTACAGTTACAGCACTAGAACCATCGTAATTATGTGTATTAATACTTTTGACTATAAAAGTAGAAACAGGAACAGGAGGTGTAGAAGCAACATTAGCAGTAGGCACAGTAAATACTGTTGTTAAATCTGTTGTTGTAACATTTGTTATAAATCTTCTAAAAACATCAGCCATTTAAAAACCATGCCCTTCTAGTAGATTCCTCTTGCGTATCTAAGGTATATTGAGTGTTGAGTTGTTGTATTAATTCTTCGAGTTGTCTCGTAATCTCTGCAATCTGTTGAGCATCGTATTCTGGTCTAGGATCTGGAAATCTTGTGATAGTTAATTTAGCCATTTACAAAATATACAATACTTCTGTCATTTAATCTATATTCAGATTTGCAGATAAAATAATTCTTTCTTTATCTTTGTTAGGGGGAACGTCATGTGGTAAGCTAGAAGGAAATAGCACTAATTTGTTAGTTTTAGGCACTACACTCTTCTTAACTGCATCTATATAGGGATGTCCTGGACTGTATAAATTGGTTTCTGAGGATTTATCGGTTGCTTGTATATAATAAATTAATGACCACTCATTCTCAGCCATGCCGTGAATATGTAATGGGTGATATGAGTTTTCCGAGTAAGTTTGAATCCAAGATTCCTTAACAGTAAATTGGTTTTTATTAATTACTTTTTTTACAAATATATTTAAGTAGTAGAGTAAATTGTTCTTAAAATTGGTCATTGGCTCCTTTTCGAGTATTTGTTTCTCCTGACCAAAAGTCGTCATCATTTGAAATTCATGCATATCCAAATTTTTAATAAATTTAATTACCTCAGTATTGTTAAAAGGAACTTGCATTTCGTAAAAAGAAATTTCGAAGGTTCTTTTGTCTATTAAGAAATTATTATCTTCTACCATCAGGTTGTATGTCAAAACGCTGTGTTCCTAATCTCCAAGCTGTGCCTGTTGTGTTAGAAACTACATTGACAGTAAATTCTCTTCCTCGTCCACGTAAGCTTACAAAGTCTGTGGTATCACTAAAACTTGTTGTTTTTGTAACAGAGGTGCTGTTATTAGGGTAATTCTTAAATTCTAACTTAGCGTTTAAAACACCCTCTTGATCCTCTACATCTGGTATCAATTTTGAGACAAATGAAAAATCATTACCTTCACCTATTTGCACAACACCAGACTTTACAAAAGCAACTATTGCAGTCCCGTCTGCATCATTGCCGGTTTCATGTAAAAAAACTTGTGTTGCTCCATCTGTAAGACCAGAAATTACTTCATTGTTTGCTATGGTGGTTGAAAAATACTCTGTTGCTACGGGATTGTCATAAACCTCTCGGTCTATCCACGTAGTTCTTGCTAAAGTGCCTGTCCACCATGTGCCCTCTAAATAATTATAAGCTACAATAGCATTTATTTGATCAGATCCAGTTCTTGGGTAAAACCACATTATTTCATTAAACTCACCATTATGTCCTGCAAAAGCGTTTTCTGCACCTGTCTGGTTAATATTATTAAATATAAACTGTTCTACCGTGCAAGGTAATTTTTTTACAGTACCATCAAAAAGAAAGAAGGAGTCTTGTGACATCCAATAACTCACACCGTTAATATCTACACCTGCGTGACTGCCTATAATTCCACAGTTTTGACCTAACTGTCTCAAACCAAAAGTAAAAGGTGGACCAATAAATTGTAAAGCATGTAATGAAGTATCTGTCCAAACTAATATTTGTCCTCTAGACCTTTCTGCGGCCACGATCCGTGATCCGTCAGCTATACGCAACGAACCTGCTGTGTTTTCTGCAGTCGGTTGATACGTATTTATATCTTCCTGACTAGAAAATCTTAGTAATAAATCATCTTGCGAACTATCAGTGCCAATGGTCTTTTCTGTTCCAAAAAATAATAAATGTCTGTCAGGGGTAGACACCAAACTCAATCTAGATGCCGTAGGTGCGTTTGTGATAGCTGTGGCTCTTGTTGATACACCTAAAGATGGTTTCCATTCAAAAGCACCACCGTTTAATACTGTTGCAATAAGATTTTCTCCAAAGTTGTCTAACGACCATTGTCTAGCTTCTAAAGTAACATTAGATGTTGATCTAGGTGTTCCCCATGTTGACACGTTCCAAGCATCTGTGCCCCAACCAAAAGCAGGTACAGAGAACTCAGGTCCTATGGATATCTGATACTTTGCATTACCTGAGCCACCACCACCCGAAGTTGATCCTGATGCAGCCGATGAAGCAGTTACAACATAAGCGTTTGTATTTGCTACAGATGTTATCTCAAACTCCTTGTTCATGTCTAATCCGTCTATTGCAGAGAATGAGTCAAAAGTAACAAAATCTCCTTTTTGCGCTCCATGACCCGTATCAGTGACCACTACAGAAACTGTTCCATTTGTTGTAAAAGGATTAGTCAAAGCTTGTGTTTCCCTAATAGGAGTTATGTCAAAAGCATTACCTTCTTCAATGATATAAAGTTTTCGGTCTGTGCCTATTGCATTGTATCTTGTTCCATCTAAGGCTACATACGCATGCATGTCTCTTGCCGCACCTACTAAAGTAGTGCTTAGAAATTTCTGCCAACCTTTAATTTTTTGTGCAGAACCTTGGAAAAAACGCACCATATCACCATCTGTCCACTTTCCTTGTCCTGTGTAATCAGTGACTTCTTTATTTATACCAGGTGCAGGTCTGAAATTTATTAGGGGCATGGCTGAAATATACTAAAAAACTATCTAAATGTCATTAATTCATGTAATAGCTGAGTTATTAAAATTAAAAGCTACTGTTATTCTGTCAGTATTTACATCTGATACGTAATGAGTTAACCAACTTGGAAAAAATATAAAGGATCCCCTTCTTTCATTTATTTTTTCATGAGTCTCTACCTCAAACTTCTTTTTAGCTCCTATAACATCTTTTAAACTACAAAACTTTAAATTACCCTGTCCCTCTTTTACAATTAATATTGCTGAAAAATCAGTAAAAAAATGTGTGTGTGGCACAGCATAATCTTTACTCCTATAAAAATTTATCCACGTTTCTTGTGTTTGCCAATTATTATATGTCCAATTTTCAGATTTGCCAATTGCGGGTAATATTTTATCACAAGCAAAATTACCAATTTCCCTTAATATAGGATATCTTAAACCATCCCAGCCGGTTGTTAAGGCATTTACATTAACTAAATTTTTACTCCAAGTGTCTTTATCATTCTCTACTATATCTATTATGGTGTCACAATAATCATCCTGCACAGTGCACTCATAAATATTAGTAGGGAAAAAAGCATTTTTATTTAGTTGAAGGTTCATCTTTTCTCGCAAGTAAACTACCAACGTGACCTTTAAAAGCTCTATTACCGAAGTGAGTCAAGGGCATGCCTAAATCTGCCCAAATCTCTCCACCACATTCCTCTGTCCATAACCTTGAAAAGTAATAATCTTCAGACAAATATCTTTTTTGATCAAGAGTTTGATATGGTCCCACTGCAAAAAGATCATAACAATTATCGGACCTATACGATTTGCCGTTTACTATTTGATCTGACTCGTATTTTCTTTCAGGAAATTTTTTAAACATTTTTCTAAATACCTCACGTTTAACTAACATCATACCTGTCGCTGCCTCATTAACTCTAAAGAAACCATTTTCTCCTTGTAAATTACTGGCATCATCAAAATTTACATTATAACCTAAAGCTCTAGCTTCAATATCATCAGGTGAAGCATCTGGTATGTCCTCTAAAATTTTTTTTATTTTTTCCAAATAGATGTGTTTTCTTGGGTAAATACCACAAGCTATATCTTTATCTGCACATAGTAATCTTTCTACATTTTGCCAGGAGAAACCTATATCTGCATCTATAAATAATAAATGTGTTGCTACAAAATCGTTTTGATCCATCATCATAGAAACTATAGTGTTTCTTGCACGAGTTATTAAACTTTCATTACCCATAGTTTGTATACGCATACCAACGTTTCTATCAGATGAAATAGACCATTGTTGCAATTCTAATAAACCATGTAATGTAGCCTCTGATAGCATACCTCCATACATTGGCATTCCTAAGAATACCTTAAAATTTTTGTCTTTTAATTCCTGCGGTTTTATCATCATTACTCCTTTTCATAAAAATCTATAACTTCTTGGGGTATTTTATTATTAATATATTCAATATGTTTATTAGTCAAATTTGTTGTTTTATTTTGTAAATAATTACTTTTTCTTTTCTCGAAATCTTGATTAAATTGCGTATTTGCATAATCTACCGCGTCTTTAAATAACAACCATTGTGATCCTTTTTTTATCATTTTTAATTTATTTTCAATATTTGCTAATATACTTACTGCACCTGGCTGATCGCAAATTTTTCTTTGGCTCATAATTACATAATTTGAGCGATGAATGTACTTCATCCATTCTATGTGAAACTTTATCCAATTGTCTATGGCTATGGGTATACTAAACGTATATGAAGAATTACTTACCAGTAACTCTTTATCGTGATAATCTGGATAATTAGTAAGTCCGTTTCTATTTATAAAACCCACGTCATCTCTTAATATGCTTTCAATCCACAATAAAGGTGTTTTATAACAAAAAATCAAAGGTGTTTGTGACGAGATATTAGCTGTTGCTTGTTCTGCGTCTGAACAATGTTTCCATGACCAATGTCCCGCATCGTTAATATTTCCAAGAACACTATAAAAATTTGTAAGTATTAATTTCTTTGCAAGATTTGTGCAAGTTCGTTGTATTCCAAATGTATAAAATTTCATTTATAAGACTTTTTTCTCCAAGCTAATTGTTTATACATATCTTTAAATTTAGTCCCCCACTGCACATGACTTTTATGTAATTTTTCATCTTGTAAATGCTCAATACTGCTTTTCCATGATTCTCTTTTAAAAGGTATTATTTGCACCATAGGATCTCCTGCTTTTATAATTACTTTTTTTTGAGGATCCTCTGTCCAATAAAACGGAAAATTTATTATTAGCTTGTGAACATCAGTATCAACAACTCCATCAATAATTTTAAAAGGGCAGTTTTGATTTAAAGGCTGTGTAAATAAGCAACTGTACCCTGGTGGTGTTTCTATTCTCCAACAATTTATAAATTTAAAAACAGCCTCAACTGTTCTTTTATTATGCCTTAAATCAGTTTTTATTTGAGCATCATTATGTCCTGATACCCCAAAAATATCCTTGTCATGTTCTAAATGATCACTTATGTCAAAATTCATTTTAGTTTCAGCATAATCATATTCACAATGTATATCTGTAGAAAATGGTATTGTATATCCTGTCATTAATGCGTCTAAAAAAGGAATACATGCTTTGACAGTCGATGAAATTTTTTTTTGATTATCTGTATAATCTTTAGGCATTTTTTTGTAAGCTTCTGGTATAAACATTCTTGAGGGTTTAGGAGCTTCCAAAACATCGTGATATCGACTACTAAATTTGATTTTATTTTCGAGCACTAATTTTTTCTATGCCTATGTCGCTTCTTTGGTCAAACTTATAATCTTTATAAATGCCGTCTTTATCTACATAGTGTAAAAATACTGTCATAAAATAGTCATGATTACATATCTCCCTCCAATGAATTTTGTCCATGCCTTTAAATATTACTGCATTATTTGGTAACATAGGAAATTTGTAATCAATTCTGTATCTTTGTAATTTTTTTTTATCATTGAAATACTTGTAGTCAGATAACTCATCTTCTTCGCCTATAAAAATCTCATAAGGTTTATCAATGGGGTCACATCCTAAACATAAAGCTACTGTATATTCACATGACTCTCTATCTGTATGTACTTTTAAGTCAGAGCATTTATCATATATTCTAAAAAAAGAGTATGTGGGGTGCAAACTTTTACCTACAGCCTGCTCAACTACAGGTGTGCTCATGTCTAATAATGTTTCCATCAAAGGATCTGAGTATTTTCTAATCATAGAACCTGTCTGTGAGTCAAAATCAAAATTTTTAAGATTTGAATATTTAATAATAGCGTATGAGTGGCACAAGTTTAATACCTGATCTGGTAAAAATTCTTTTATAAATATCGGTGTCATATTACCCAACCTATTAAAGCATATCTTGTTCCCCGTGTAACTTGATTTACCTGATGTGGGAACATAAAATTAGATGGAAATATAACTGCATCTCCGATGTTTTGGGGTATCGTGTGTTTACCATCAGCTAAATCAAAAACGAACTCTCCTCCCTCAAAATCGTTGTTTAAACATACAGAAATAGATAAATGTCTTTCATTACATTTATCACCAAAGTCTTTGTGAAATTTATAACCAGCCTTATACTTATTTGATTCATATTTTAAAAAATCTAATTGAGATATTTTTTTTATACCAATATTTGGATAAAGATTTTCATAATGAGTAACGCACTCAAATATTTTTTCTTGTGCAGCGTTGCTACAAATTTTTTCACCTAATGAAGTCGAGTTTAAAATATCCCTTGTTAAACAATTTCTTACTTCTTTATCAACAGGAGTTTGATCATTAACAGTTGATGCATCAGACATCTCCTTGTCAAAGTACGATATTATCTTCTCACATAAATTTTTTGGAATAAGTTTTTTTACTTCTACGATGTAGTCTTTCATCTTATTTAGACACAGAAAACTTAATAAGTAATACTGTGTGCAGAGAGATAATTATCTCTAGCTGTGTTCGCAGCAGTTACTGCAGCTGAGTCATCCTCAGCATTTGCGTCAGCGTGACCATCATATGTAGTTTGCCAAGTATCTTGAGCTTCACATCTTATTACTACATTTGTTGCCCACTGAGGAAAAGAAGATACATCAAGATTATCTCTATTGTCTGTGTATTCTAAAGTTCCTGAATTAGTTCCAGCATCCCATTGCATAGCATGAATACTAGCGTCTATCTCAGTATGAGACCGAATATTTAGATATACTTTATCGTCTAAATAAACATCAGATTCAGTGTTACCTGTCCCTTTAGCCGGACCATCTCCTGTTAAAGAGCCACCTGCATCAAAGATTATTGTGATTCTACTTTGAACTGTTGTGTTGTTTACGGTTGTTGCCATCTTTTTTTCCTTTTTTAACTTTTATCTTATTATTGCTTAATTGTCTAATAGTTTCGTCTTCCATTTCTGGGTCTTTATCTTCCATAGCTTTCTGATGATTACCTATTAATTGAAAAATACTGGTTGCGTTCATCATCAAATTTTTAGCTGAATCACTGCTTTTGAAAATATTTTCCATAGCTTGATTGGACTTGACCATTTCGTTTCTAAAAGATTCAGTCGCAGCCTGAGTGCCCATCATATGTTTAGAATTTTCTACTAGAAGTAATGGAATCCAAGCAATTGAACAACCCCACTCCTGAACAGCTGCTCCTGTTTGTGGGTGATTACCTTGTAACATATTATACCAAACACATTTATGTTTTATACATTTCTTATTTAAAAGAGGACACGTCCCATCAGGGTCAAATATGGGCATTAATCTTTATTAGCGACTATAACGTTGGCATATTTTACATCCATTGCTGGCATTGTAAAAGATCCACTTCCTGTATTAGCTCCTGTTAAGTTACCACTAAATGGGTGTGAGTGTGTTCCACCACCTCCTGCATTACCTGTGCTAGCATTACCTACAGAGTTACGTCTACCACCTATACCTCTATATGTGGTAGGTAAGTTTTGGTTAGCGTTTGGATCAGGGTTAAATAACTCTGTTGAGTGAGAGTGACTAGCTATTGTAGGTGTTGACAAAGTAGTATTACCCACAGTTCCTGATACTGAACCAGATACTGGAAGAGAACCAGAGCCTGTACTTCTACTTGATGCAAAAGTATCATAAAAAGAATCTGAACCACCTGTTCCACCACCACTGCCCACAACGATTGACATGGCTGCATTAGCTAATGCTGTGCCTGTTTGTTTAGTCCAACCTGTAGGTGCAGAGGCTTGATTAAAAATCATTGAGGTGCTACTTGGGAAAGGATCGATACCAGTAAGAGCTGCACCACTACCTGTGTAAGAAGTCGCTGCCACAACACCATTTGAGTTTAATGTAATATTTTCTGTAGTAATTTTTTTACCTGTAGCAACTGTGACATCTTCATTAAAAGTTGCGGCTCCTTTTATACCAACCGTTCCTAATGATCCTGCAAATATGTCAACAACTTTATTATCATTAGTTACATACATTATAGTGTGTGCGCCTTGAGTTATTGCTACTGCATTACCGGTATGTCCTGTTGGAGCTATGGATAGTGTTTGTGAACCTGTTGTATTATTAAAAAAAACGTAATTGTTTTCAACCGCTGGAACAAAAACAACAATATCTCCCGTTAAAGCACCAGTAAATTCTATAACTTTATTAGAAGCCTCGGCTGTATCAGAGGCATTTGCTGAGGTCAAAGTAATATTAGCTGAACCCGCTACAGATTTTGATAAATATCCTGCAGCAAAGGCATCTATAACTTCTAAATTATTATTGGTATTTGTACCCCATGTATTGGCGTTTGCGCCAGTCGCCATGAGTTCTAGTTTGAGTCTATCTGAATATGTACTTGACATGATTTATACCTCCCTGAAATATATATTTTTTGTCATGCTGCGTCAACCTCTGTCCAAGTATTACTTGCTCCAGTAACTACATTAGCCCAAGGTGTGCTGAATACATCACCTAAAGCAGAGGTCATACTTAATCCAGTGATATCTACGATTGCACCACCGGTAACTGTTTCTGTGCCCTCTGCAAAACTTAAAGCAACACTTGAAACACTAACAGTAACTCCAGTGCCTACCTCTACTGTTTCTGTACCTAATGCAAAGGTGCTTGATAAACTACCTAATGTAACTAAGGCATCAGCCTCTGCAGTTAAAGTTCCTAAAGCAGACGACATGGCGACAGATGGTGCATCTACTTGTGTAAAGATGTCAATTGTTACTGTGCCTATGCTAAAGTCTAATTGATCAGAAGGAGCTATGACTCCGACATTACCTTCACCAGTAATACCTGATGCTCCTGATAACGCTGCACCTATTGTTAAGCTGTCTAATGTTTGTACTGCAGTTCCTGTCTGTGATGTAGTTCCTAAAGCACTTGTCATGCTTAGGCCGGTGACAGACACAATGACACCTGTTCCAACTTCTTGTGTTGTTGTGCCTAGTGAGGTGGCCATTGTCACTCCAGTGACACTAACCTCTTGAGTTATATTTTCATTCCATGCAAACGAGCCCCAAGTATTTCTGCCCCAACCAGCGTCTACTGTGCCAGATGCAGTCTCATCTCCTGCAGTAAAAGCCATAGACAAACTTGCAAGAGTAACTCCTGTGCCCTCCTCTATGCTTAATGCGCCTAAACTAAATGTGGATGAAACACCTGTTAAAGGATAAATTGATTCAGCCTCACCTGAGGCAGTGCCTAAAGCTGAGGTTATTTGTAAAGAATCTAATGTGACTACAACGTCACCAACAAATGACTCAGTGCCTAATGCAAATGTGGAAGAAACACCCGTAAGGGTTACTGTTACAGAACTTTGTTGTCCCCAGAAGCCTTGCCCCCACGTGCCCTCATTCCAAGCATCTGCCATGGTAATGACTCCTTATATTAAGATAATCTTAATATAGCACTTGATGCATCGTTTGTTGGGAATGCGATTGTAAATGTACCGTTTGTTGATGTCTTTACTGCACCAAAATCTAAAACTGCAATAGCTGCATTTGTATTTGCTGATGATCTATTATAGATCAAAGCTGCTTGAGCAGAAATAGTTGCTGAAGTAAAACTTACGTTTGCAAAATCAACGAAAGCTGTAGAAGCTGTTGCACTTGTTTTTGTCAAGCCGATAGTTGGACTTGTTAAGGTCGCTCCACCTGCTGCATATGTTCCTGATGCCCCAACTTCGTTTGATGTTGAATAAGCTGTGGTGTTTCCATTTAAAGTTGCAGAGCTTGTGTAGAGAGCAAGATTAATTGTATCATTATCGATATCATGATCTCCCGCTAGCAACTCCTGTTTAAAGGATGCACAGACTGCTTGGTTTATTGTCATAATTTATGCCCTCCTTAGGCTTTTGGGTCTGCTGACGGTAAAGGTACTCTCAGTACACCATCAGTATACTCATCTCTTCGTTTACGTCCCATTTGCTCATTAGCAAAAGCCTGAAGAGCTGTTTGGAACTTCTG